GTGGTCAGTAAACAAAAAACTGAGAAGAATAAACAACTTAGTGCTAAACAATTCGTTGAGTGGTTAAGTGATGAACAAGAGAGTCGTGCTTCTGTATCAGATTTTGCCCTAGATGATTTGCAAATAGATTTTGACATGGAGAGTTATGACCCTTGAGAGCAACTTAAATTCGTTATTCTATTCGTCATTCAGTAAACAAGAGTTGTCGTTATTGAAGTTGTTAGTGTTAACTGAACTCAGAAGTTATCGTGGTCTTAATTCGCTCGAATCAAGTGGAAGTATCTATGAGTTACTAACACAAATTCAAACCAAAATAGGAGTGATTCAGAGTAAACAATAGAATGGACTTATACCGCCCCTAAGTTGCTCAAATACTGGGGGCAATATGTAGTCAATTTGAGCAACTAATTACATACTTTTTAGTGTTTGTTTGTATGTAATTGTATATAAATTGACTTAATTCCGATATATTAAAAAAGATATAAAAAAACATATATCTGTTTTGTATCTCGAATGCTATTTTAAGTCTCATTTAATACCTTGGAGAACCGCCACCTTGGCGTACAATACCACAAAAGGCAACGGAAAACCACGGAATCCACACAAAGTTTTATCCACAATTCCAGAGCACTTATCCACAGGGCTGTGGAAAACTCGGAACTCTTCAACCGAAACTTATCCACAGGGCTGTGGAAAACTCGAAAGGTATGCTGTGGAAAACTTTATTATAAAAATGAGAAAACCATAAAGGCAACCTGCTATATGCCACTTTGATAACTGGCACAGTATCGCTTGACAAAGTATGGCAACCTATGTTAGGAGCATATTGTTACATTTTGATATAATTATAATTGCGCTGCTTGTGTGGCGAAGATTTTACCCAGCGTACCCTCGCTGCTCTTGTATTCATTATAATCGAAGGCAAGCAGAAAGCAACCGATTGTTACAGATATATTAAGACAAAATGGACACTTTTTTAATTGGCACATTGGCTAAGTTTTTTTGATTCAGGCCTTTTTAGCCTTGTGCCAGTTCGTAAACTGTCTACTATAGCGCTGCGATATGTTGCCTTATACAAATTAATAGGACATAATAGGGTATAACAAACAAACAACACTATGCCTTTATTATCTGAACTTGTAAACGAGATTAACGCTGAGCAAGATGCTTTAATGCTTAAGGACAGAATGAAGCAATATGCCCTACAGTATTGCGAAGCATTAAGAGAGAATTACAAGCAATATAGAATCAATATGCACCAGAGCAGCATTGCTAATCCGCCAATGGGTAGGCAAGAATTAAGAGAGTATGCTGCAGAGCAACTAGCAGGCATTGCTAATGGTACTGAACCGCTTATGAAATTCAGACTCAGCGAAGGCAAAAAATACTGGAAGGTAATACAAAGAGACTGGCGAGGCGGCGGATATGTTGATGCCTCAGTAGTTGCTTTTATATCCTTTAAGGGCGAAGTATTTAAACCTGCTTCATGGAAAGCACCAGCGAAGGGCGTACGCTTTGACTTCCGTATTATTAAAGAGAGAGAAGCAGCGCTTGATCCTGCTAAAGCATCATGGAGCGGCGGTTCTTTATACTACCGCTAATGCCATCGTAAAAAAAGCATATAGTGTGCCGCTGTAATTAGTGGCACATTGTCTCTTAATCTTTTGTTGTAATTGGGTTGCTTTTACCTAGTAAAGGATTATAATAGAGACATATAAAACAATCACACATTTTTTATTATGAACAGAGTTGAAGCAATCTCAAACAGAATCCTTAAGTCAGATAACTTTGAAAACGTCGCACACGTTTGCTGCGACTGGGAAGAATTTGTTTTTGAAGTTGCAGAATGGGGCGTAGATCACATTGCTACAGTAGACTTTGACGAACTAACCGCAGAGGAAATAAAAGGGTTAGATTCATTTATAGCATCATTCGGTTGCTCACCTGATGCGCCACACCCTTGCAGCAAGTACGCTAACCCTATCTTTGCATAGGGTACTGCTTTTATTATAGTCCATTTATTACATTTTTTTTATTATGATCACTGAATATTACATAGAAATCCCAGGCACCACTATTAAGGAAAGCGTCGAAGGGTTCGCTTATGACAAACTTTATGACATGGCACAGCAGTATGGCATAGCGGAATTATGCTGGTACGCTCTCAACGGCAAGCGAGTAGTTGAGGGAGTCTATACAGATAAAGACTAACCAATTAAAATATTGGCACAGTTGCTGGTTGCTTTCTTTGCCAATATCGTTTATTATACTTACATACAAACAACACACGGAGCACACATGCGAGTTATTGAAAAGAACATGAACAGAGCAATCAGAAGCAGAAAGGACTTCCGCTCTGGTAACACTGAAGTAGCAACCTTTACATGCGGTGCTACTGGTAGACTTGGCAGCATAGTCAAACTACACGGAAACAAAATTGCTGAAGTGTATGCAAACAGCATTGTGCTCTTTGATGGCGGTTGGCAGACTGTAACCACTAAGAGCAGACTGAATGCTCTCCTAGATGAGTTCAGCATCGGCACTGGCGTTATACAGCGCAACTTTGAATGGTTTTTAACTTACAAGAACTTAAAAGAAGATTTCGTTAGCGGCATGGAGGTTGCACTCTAATGCCTAGAAACATTCTACAGCAGCACACTTTCACAGGTCTAGGCGGCAGGCAAATTACCTACACTAAACTCAAATCAACAAAACCACAGCGCCGCCATCTGCTTCTATCCCAAACAAAGGGCATACGCACTAACACCAACAGAGGCACGGTAAATACAAAGCACGCTACGCTGATATAAGAGCAACTCAGCACCCTTATGCCTGGCACCTATATGCCAGGTTTTTTTGTTTTATTGGCGGTTATATGATTTAGCGATGCGCTAACCTACAACGAACCGAAAACGACAGCTATATATTAATCGCTTTTAAAAAATTTTTGGATATAAAAAATTGCCGTATAGGTTGACTCTGGGCCAGGTTTGTGTTATACTATAGGAGTAAACATCACAAACAACACAATGATTGAAGGATTTGTATTAACACTCGTATTGATGACTTTTTGTATAGGTTCATCATTTGCCATCGTTAACTTTGCATCTAAGGGTAGGTTCTTTTAATGGCAGTTTATAACGACTATGAAATTCGTATAAACATTAATCAGTTAATTGAGAAGAGGATCCCTTGTTGTGATCTTCTTCACCCTGATCATTGCTTAACGGAAAAGCAAGTGGCAGAGATTGCACATGATATTCGTATGGATATCGACTTACATCCTATCTACAAGCAAGTGGATAGACATATCATGCAGTATGTTGAAGCAGCTGGCATAGATAACAAAGAGCATTGGGTAGAAGAGAAGTTACTTGACTTACCTGATGAAGAAGGAATATCATTTGATTAACATGAAAACATTACTTGCAACAATTATAGCATTGACACCTGTGAGTGTAATGGCTGATACTTACCAAGAAGGTTATGCTTCGAGTAAGACTTGTTATAAACAAACATACAGAGAAGAGTATGTTCCTGGCACTCAAGAGAGTCCTGGCTTTGTTCGTTTCTTTAATGAGACTATTGAAGTTCCATGTAAGAGAAACAACGTAGCTACGGAAAAGAGAGTCATTCGTCAGACAGAAGTAACCTATGATGATAATGATTGTACAGATGGTAAGATTGCTGGTGCGTTAATTGGCGGTGGAGCTGCAGCAGCGATGAGTCAAGGTGATGGTAGATGGTGGTCAATACCTTTAGGTGCAGTAGTTGGTGGTACGATTGGTTGTGATCTAAACGGAGGTTAGGATGGCAATATATAATGATAGTAAGATTGTAATCAACTTAGATGAGTTGGTAGCAATTAGAGGTAAAGTGATAAGTGAAGAGTTGAGTGATGATGAGGTATCTCTTTTAGCGAGTGAGTTAAAGGACACCTTGACTTGGGATACTCTTTACCATATGGTTGATACGCATATACTGACATACAAGGGCAATCCACCTGTGAAGTATGGCAGCATTGCGAATGATGCTGAGTTAGTTGAGATGGAGAAGAATCGGAAGAAGTTTAAACTTATCGAGTTAAAAGGAGGGTCATGGCGAATTCAAGTACCACTACGGATCAAGGATTAAAGTCTTATCACATATACTTCAAAGGAGAGTGTTTGTTTAAGAATTTGAATCAGGAAGAGTTTGATATTATATGGGGCAGAATCTATAGGTCATATCACACAGACAGTTTGTCGTTCTCTGTTTGTATAGGCGACGAATGTATTAAGGAGGAGCAGAGTTATTAGTGTCACATGCATTAGATCATTTAGAACCGTTTACGAACGATTGGATTGATTGGTTACAGAACCCCGATGATATGAATCAGGGAGATTACAATGGCCCTCGTTGTCCCTTCAGTAAGAAGGCAAAGGATGATGGTCGTATGAAACTGGTTAAGGTTTATGACTATTTCAGCGCTTACGACTTCTGGGAGGTTGTTTCGAGAGAGTGTGATAAGTTTGATGGTAGTAAGGATATAGTGATTGTGGCTGCACAGTCAGATGCAAATAAGATAAATCCAGATCAAATGTCTGGCGGCGTCGATGGACTCAACACGTTTCTGAATCAACAGGGAAAAGATTTATGGTTGTTAACGAAGATAGATGAGATGTTTACCATTGTGATGATACAAAAAATCAGCGCGTTGGACGATACTTCAAAACAACTGGAGGCCAAGGGATACTACATAGGAAGATACACTGATGCTATGATGGAAAAGGTAGTTACTGGAAGACGTAAATATAGGGAGAGACTATGAAGTATTGCGAAACGTCTGAACTGCCAAACTTTGGAGTAGTTGAGGCTGAACTTGACAAAGATGATATTGATTACCTGTGGAAGTTAGTACATAAGTATTCTCACGATGCCAAGTGGGAAGGTAATAAGTTAATTAGTATCGAAGAGGATTCCAAACAATTTCCAATCAATGATGATGAGAACTTGTTTCAAGATAATGTATTGAAGCCCTGTACCGAAAAGTATTTTGAAACTTACGGTTGCCCATTCAAACTTAAGACAACACATTCACATGAATTGGCATTTAGTCGTTTCTGGTGTCGTGCATCAACTGATGGAGATTATCAAAGTATTCATGACCACCAAGGTATCTTTACTTTTGTAGTCTGGTTAAGTATTCCTTTTGAAGGTGCAGACGAAAGAACAGTACAGGCTGGGTTTCGCCCAGAGGCAAGTGACTTTG